GGCAAACCATCTACACTATGCCAGTTAGCCTCAGCAATATGTGCTTGCTCTTCAAATAGTATCACCGCCAGGCCATAGAAATAACCCTCTACCAGGTGTACAAACCAGCCGGGGCCATCTTTCCAGGGTAATACCTTTATAATCTTACCCCTTGGAACTATAAACATGTTATCCTCCCCAAATGCGAATAGCAGTTATAAGTACATAGACGCAGACAGCGAATAGAGCACACAAGCTGAAAATTGCAACGCAACCGGAATTTTCATGCGATCCTTCTAATTTAGAACTCATATGCAACCTCATACATACACCCTATGGAGCTAAGAGCCTCCTCTGGAGTATCGTACCAACCTAAATAAGCTCCGCCCTGAATCATCATCCATTGCTCCTGGCCACATATACCCCCGCGCTGCAAAGCAGTGTTCCAAGGTATCCTCCGCACCGCAGCGCCTAGCTTAGCATCGGGCCGGAGGGCAGCCATTTCGACTAGCAGGAGCTCTATTATCTTTCCAGCCTCTGGCCATACCCCTCCCCAACTTTTGTACATATCCAATGATGTCTGTATTTCTGCCAGTTGCTTGTCTGTTATCATTAGATACCTCTTGGACAAATACAATCGAATCGAGTAAGTAGCTCATATCTAGCCGCGTCTGCTCCTGATCGCTCAAAGCCGTCGTTTTCCCAGGAAAACTCCGCAGCAGCTTCAGCAAGGCCCAAATATATATTCAAGTCCTCTGCATCAGCTTGGAATGCTCTCCACTGAAAAATGAAAGCACGCTCCCAAGCAAGCCTATCAATTGGCTCTGGGTCTGGCGGGGCAATGGGAAGGCTAGGACACGATTTTGTCAGCATTGTCGATCTCCTTATAGTTTTGTCGGCTTTGAAGCCATTTCATATATCTCAAGCCGCCCTCAGTGTAGACCTTGACTACCGTACCCGTCCATACCGGACAATGACAAGAGGGGCACCGACCGGGGCCGTAGCTGAATAACTCTTCAACTTTAGGCTCTTGCGGTTGGTGGTAACCACAATAAGGGCATTGCAGTATCTTGGCGCGTACTTCCCTAGTTTCTTTCCCAGCGGGTCGGATCATGCGGTACCTCCTTTGCTTCCCTCCTGGGAGTGTGGAGATGGGCTTTAGAAACGGAGCTCTCCAGTCTTAAGGGCCTGCAATAGAATACACAGCATCGTACCTAAAAGGGCGAGGAATACTCCCCATAGGATCTCAATTCTTCTGCTTCTGTCCTTATTCATTGATCTCCTCTTTCACGAGCTTAAAGATGGTGCCATATGGAAGGCTTTCTACTCTCTCATACTTTGGAGGGGGCTTAGGAACCAGGCGCTCAGGCGCAACAAGTCCTCTACGTGCTATTTCAGCATTAATTAGGTTGAGCCACTCTTTACAGTCCAACGCGTGATCCCACGCTTGCATCATTTCAGCTTCGGCACAGTCTCTAGCCATGTCACCGCGAGGCCCAAATACGGGATCGAAGTAAAACATGGTCATCTCACGCACCTCACAGACCCGCCTGTCTAGCGTTCTGGCGATGTTCAAGAGATGCAGATCGTTTAGATCCTTGACGGCTACGCGGTGGCCGTTGATGTCGTTCCAAACAGGCCCCTTGTAGTCAAGGGCTGCTTCAGGCTCATGCGGCTCAAAGGTGATGGTTATTTTTGACATAATCCTCGTTCCAGTAATCTGATCAACCATGAAACAAAACGGGTAATCCAAGACATTTCAAAGTAGAGCTTCCCAGGGATATATATGTCTTCACCAACGCACTTGGCCCATTCCTGATCCGTCTTTTCACCTGTCATTGCATACCTCTACAAATCTTTCTCGGCTGCTTCTACAAAATGTGGGGTCATTTTACCCTCCTCAACGAATGGCCTCTTGCGGTCCTTGCTCACGGGACGCATCTTGGGCCACCGCCCTCCTATAACCAGCTCTTTCCGTAAGAGTTCAACCCGCTTTTCAGCATGGGCAGCGTCTTTAGCCCATACAATACCGTTCAGAACTCTCCAAATGTGCCATGTAGCTCCGTTCGGGGGCCAACAAGCCCGCTTCCTAGTGAGCCGTAGCCCTTCAACCTCATCATAGTAGATATGGGTTCGGCAAACATCGCAGCTTCCATCCCGCCTCATCTGAACATAAAATGGGTTAAGTCCTTCTTGCACCTTCTTCAGCATCTTGCTGCCGTCTATTATCAGCTTCACTACTGGAAGCGGGTTACCTATAACCATGGCTACTTTCTCTGCCAGGTCTCGGGTAGAGAAGCCGCCCACAACCCTAATATCCTTGTCGCCAGGAGCGGTGTACCCTGGCCCTCCAATTACAACATACACAGTCTCCATGTTCCCTCCTACGACGATATAGTCGTCTCATTGTCTATCTACCTATTCGAGTTGCGTATCGGAGATCATAAAACATTGGAGATAGTCATCACAGTGATAACAGACTACACCGGCCTCCCAGTCAATAGTCCTGAACAAGAGATGGAAGCTACGCCCAAGACAGGTTTGTTCTGATGAAGCTAGAGCTGGGACAGCTACAGGTGTTGGCTCTGCTTGCGCTGCCCTTGGAGCGCTACAGCGCCCTAAAGCTCCGCCGGAAGCAAAGCCCACTAGCACTGATCCTACGAGTACCGCAGAACGAATGTCCATCTATCTCCTTTCCTAGAGAATAACCGTCGGACACATGTCCGGGGTAAAAGTGACACCACCTTCTGCCGTGAAGCTAGCAGAGTGAGCAGGTTGCAACCAAATATACCCCGCCTCATCATCAGGGATCAAATACAGCCATGCGCCACGGTGCCCAATAGCTTTGCCGCGTATTTTACACACGGGGGTCTCCAATGGGACCAGACGTATCTGTCGCGCCCATCCTCGTCGTATTGGAAACTGCCTCGCCATTGACTTTGTAAGACGCCGCCTTGTATTTTCTGTTACAATCCATGCCTCGCATAGCTTAATCTGCATTCTTACCTTCTCTATTTCGTTCATAGTACCAGACTTTGGGGGTAGACCGAACAGCTTTACGCTCCCCCGCGTGCCGCATATCGGCAGCCTCTTTTTTGGCTTTCCAAACGTCAAATGCTCGCTTACGCCTAGCATCTGCTGGGTGGGCACAGGGGCAATTCTCGCGATACTTACAATGTTCGGGCCGCAACAGAACATGTGCTGTCCCCCTCCCGTGTACCTCAACCATACAGCTCCCTGTGCAGCCCTCTGGGATGTCTAACTCGTCGGGGCAACAGCCAGATGCACAAAACATTGCATTCTTTTCAAATAGCTCACATACCCGGGGGTTGCTTTTTGCCACTGTACTAACTCCCTGAGAGCTTTGAGTTTGAAGCGGACAAGAGCGCGGAGATCACTTGCCCGCTTCGGGGCAGGATACCTATTCAGTTTTCAATAAAATCTCCGCGTGACCTCAGCTTCAGAAAGGGATACTCTCTCTCTGTTGCTCAAGTTTCTCGGCTTTCTCGATACGCCGGACGGCACTCTTATAGTAATGCGGGTCTATTTCTACCCCCACAAACTTGCGCCCTGTCTGTATACAAGCGACTCCTGTACTCCCAGATCCCATGTATGGGTCAAGTATTGTATCACCATACTCAGTGTAGTTTAGAACGATTGTTCTCAGTAAAGCAATAGGCTTTTGAGTGGGATGTACGCGCTTTTCTCTATGCTCAGAGCCTTTCATTGCACCCATCCAGCGGTGTCGAATGATCCTTGCTGCCTTGCCTTTGTTGGTCCAAATCAACTCGCAGTCTGAATTATCATTGAATCCAAAAGGCCGTTTGCTTTCAAGGCCATCGAGTTTATCCCAAACAATCCAAGCACCTGAATGCGGCAATCTTTGGCAATACCAGTTAGCACCAAAAAGCACCACCCGCTCGAAAGCTAACCAAGGTGTTGGGTCAAAAGGTTCATCATCACCTATGATAGCAGGGAAGTCGTTGGATTCTGCTAATCTGCCGCGCTTGCGACTTTTATAAGCTGTTTTTAGGCTTATTCCATAAGGCGGGTCTGTGATGACTGCATCAATTCCCTCAGCTATTAAGGGTAGCAGTTCCAGACAGTCTCCTATAAAGAGATCAGCCATCTTTTTGTTCCTGCTTTGCTTTGCATGTATCCAAAGCCTCATTCAGCATTTCTGTAAGCACATCTATGGTAATCTCTCGCTTATGGGGGTCCCATTCGTAGTCTTGTACCATTGCCCGAACACTTTTTATCTTCTGAGCTCGATAGCAGATTGAGCCGTTGACTTTTACAGACACTTGCCGGTCTGCTAAGCGTTCGGCACGTTTCTGCAGGAGCATATCCAGGTCGGTAACGTGTATCCAGAGTTTGGGGCGTCCATTCGGATTATTAAGGGCTAGACGTTTGGTGGCGAGTAGCTTGCCTGTGCGGATATATTGCCTAATCTGCATAGAGCTGATCCCGCTATACGCAGACGCATTTCGCACGTCCATGCACTCCTCAGCATCTCGTTCCACCGTTACAGTATACTTGTCACTCATTTCTTTCTCCTTATATGAAGTTGCGCAGCTATTATTAGCTGCTATTGACTTTGCATAGTAGGCACATTATCTACTAGCAATGGGATATGTGGCTCAGTACGGTTATTATATCACAAATCACTAATCAATGCAAGTAGCTAAAGGCTAGTTTGTAGACATAATGTTACGTTCCAGCATATTTGAGCGAGTTCGCAGTTCCATAATAGCCTCTCGCTGTTTGCAGACTCTAACATCCAGGTCCTTATAGAGCTTTGCCAAAAGCCGGATTGACATTAGCGCCGATTCAAATAGTACAGTCATCTCATCCAGAGTCTTCGTGTGCTGGTTGGTTTTGTTCTCAATTTCCGCAATCCAGTTAAAGGTACTTTGATCACTCACGATATTTGTCCTTGTGCATTTCGTCATCGGTTAAGCAGGCTATGCCCGCCAGTGCCAGTATAATAACTAATAGAATACCTCGGCAAGTCCAAACTACGTAAATTGCACCTAGTAAAAAGATAACTCCCAATGCTTTCTTTACCATCAATCTGCACACTTTTCATAAGCAGCTTGAAGCGCGAGATGCGTTTCTGGATGGTCCAGAGAATACGCTGCTATAATACTTTGATCAGATTCATGCCACGGTAAGGAGATAGCTAAGTAAGCCTCTATTTTGGCTACACAATCTTTGAGAGTCTTAGCCCTAGCAATACGACTGCCTGTATGTACATGGTCCAAGCACCACCAACCGCCCAACTTGTAGACTGCAAAGTGCGTTGCATAAATCCTGGCAGGCATAGGCTCCTTGGTAACTTTGTTGTCTTTGACCATAGACCGCCAAATCGTTCCCTTGATAGGTTTTAGGCTCATGTTTCCACCTCGATAATCTTGTGCGCCACTGCCCAGCGCATTAGCGATTTTAGAGCACTACCATTGAGAGGATGTCCCATTTTGGTGAACCGTATCTCTTGCAGCGGCGCTGCCATAATCTCATCATAGGCTTCTTGAGCGGATCGGTAGCAATTAACCTGCTCCTCAACAAGGTCAAGGCGGATGCGTTCCTCAATCATCTGTTTGGTAATTTTGTGAAAGTGATCTTGCTCCCACAAAGTGCGAAAGGCACAGGCATAGGGGCAATAGCTATTGTGATATTCTAGTGCAGAGGCCAGTGTCCCGTAAGCCGCCGGCTCTTTAGGCTTTGGTTCTGGCCTAGGTTTGTATGGCACAACAGTTCGTAGCGCTGCTCTATATTCCTGTACCAGTTCCGTGAGTGATGAGAATAGTTCCGTCCACTTAGCTGGGTCAGGTTCTGACCAAGGCAGGTTTAGCTGCAGCAACGCCTCGATTTTAGCAACGCAGTCCTTTAGCCTCTTACCAGTAGCCATGTTCAAGCCAGTCGGTATGTGATCCAGTCGGTAGTGTGTATTGCTGTACTTTCCAACCTTGTACACCGCAAAGTATTTTGCGTAGATTCTTGCTTCTTGCGTTATTGTATAGCTGTCCGGTGTGTCAGGCGGGTCGCTATAGTACCTTGACATTTTACGCTCGAAGGTTCCGTAGGTATGTTTGAGTGTCATAATTTCCCTATTCCCAAGGTGCCTCAATATATTCTTGTGAGTTATATACAATTCTCGCTGCCAATTTGTTCCACAACGACTCCAGTGCTTTGTACAGCCCTCTCTCTGGTATATCTCCCTCTGTACATTGATACAAAAAGCAGGCAAGAGATTTTAGCACCTGCACAGGGGGTTTGGTGGAAAATGCGTAGGTTTTGTACGGTGCGATGCGGGAGATCCACCCATAACGCTGGGCAAATGCCGCGTGATTCAACTTGGTCATAGCATGTGCCAAATACATAAGCCCCTCTTCATAATCGTTATCTAAGAGCGACGGTTCGCGCATACTCTGATGCTGCATTATATGCTGCTTTGCCCAAGGATTGTCAAAAATGTACGATACAATCGTACCGATTGTATCCGCCTCTACTATAAAACAGCTCATTTGTAAACTCCTTAATCCAAGTTCGCCAATGCCTCTTTGAGAACGCGCCAGGGGCAGAACTCCTTGTGATTCTGGGGATTTTGAAGCCAGGTAATAATTTCATCTAAACAGGTGTATTTGTCCTGTTCTGGCCGGGACCAACAATATGGACAAACCCATTTCCCCATTTCGCTTTTATGACGTGGCGTGTAGTGACTAAGCTCTTCGGCGGCGTCGATAACATCTTGACGTATAGACTTTGGCATGTTACCTCCATGTCTCAAGGCTAGGGGTTAATATCCATTTCTCAATGCTAACAATAGCCCAAAACAACAGCGACTTAGCTATGTCTCCCGCGTTCTTTGCTAGTTCCGGTGATGTGCAGATTTCTATAACACCCATAGAAGTAGCAGAATCTGCACTCCACCCATAAACTAGCTAAGCATATTGCGTTGACATTTACCACCCTCTCTTTTTTTTGGAGAGAAAATCAGCGGCTACTGTTTCGGCAGCAATCCACACAACCTGATTCTTGAATTGGATGTCTGACTCACAAGCAGCACCCCGAGAGTACGCTACTACTAGCAGCAACGGACTTCGGTAATCTAAATACCGTGCTGTATTGCATAGAATGTACCAAAGCTCATCCGTGTATTTCTCGTAAAGTGTGGCTGTCTCGTTATAGTATGTCAATCCAGGGAACCCGGTAATAGCACCATGTATCACCAAATCGCTAAGACAACCAGTATCGTCGTTGTCATCCTGCGGTCCCAAAGTCTCGACAAGCCACTCTTTAAACGTTGCATACTCAGGCATTTTATTCTTCTCCTCTTGCAGTCTTCGATAGCTGGGATATAACTTCATTACGCACTTTGTTAATTACACGTAGCTGTTCTTTTGCCCACGTTCGGCTCACCTGACGTGCGCCTTCCTGGGACCATAACAGCAACTCTGCATGTGCTTTCCACAGGTGGTCGGAGGCTTTTTGCAAACGTAGTGTACTTTGTGTTGACATAATTACACTTTCTGCCAGGTTTTGGCTTTAATACTCTTTCTCACGTAACAACGCACTTGTGACTTTGTCCTCTTCAGGCGTATTATATCCACAATTGCCCGTGCCCGTATTAGCGGGCAATCGAGGATAACGGCCATCCCATCTAAGCGTTCTGGCTCTGCGTTGACTGTCTCCCCCACCACAGGCCCTACGACCCAGGTGCCGAGAAACCTGTTCTCGTGTGTGGCAAGATCGGCCACGTTGACTGCATACGTAATCATTATGTCAACTCCTGCATATTCATCAGTTTTACCTGTAGCTCTTCCGCTTCAAACAGGTTAGTCGCGTTTTGGCTAATACACGAGTGTACCTCTGTCAAGCAATCCTGTACCCTTTCCACTAATCTATCGGCTTCCTCAATATGCTCTACACGAATGTTAGGTACGTGTATTCGATACTGAGCCAGCTCTGCTCCAGCTTTATCTAGCCAGTGTGCCACGCTTGCCAGCCTAGCTAGCTGCTTCTTTTGCGCTGTAATATATAAACTATTCCCATATATTTCTCGCACTATGTCAACTCCCGTACTTCCAATGTTTCTGGGCGCCCTGCATTATCAAGTGCCAGCTTTGCAGCATATCTTGGTGGCATGTCATTGTCGTACCATGCTCTATATGGACAATCAGGCAGCTCATCAAGATAGAGCCCTGTATGGTAGGTGACCCACATCTCAACGCAAACCCGCCAGGCACGAAAGTTGGCATACATTTCATTGTTCAGCATAGCGCTCCTTCATGTTGGCATAATTGCTACAGCCTATGCCACAACAGGGTTGTGGCATAGGTCTAGTGACTACGTCGTTACTTGCGATACAGTGTCAGATTCAAAGAGCGCCCGTCAATTTTAGTTGCGCCGCCAGTTGTGGCAATGACAAGCGTTTTGCCGGAGGCGGAAGGCGTGACTTGGACTTTTTCCTCGTCGGTTTCGATCCTGATGACAAGTGTGGTCCCATCCATTTCAGTCTTAATATTCTCCCTGTTGCTGATCATGCCTCTCCCTTCATAGGACTAATGAATTGTGCGAATAGCATAGCACGACTTCGCTCGCGATACATCGGCCATTATGCTTAACTTGCGCTAGGCATAATGGCCTAGAACATGTGTTTTATTATTCTAAAAGCGCCTCCCTTATTTCGTCTCTGTTGACTTTGGCAAAGTCGATACTCTCTCCGAGTACTCGGTCAAGCATGGCTACAAACTGCTCTAGCCAGCCCTCCCATTCGATGGTGCTTCGCCAGACTATACCTTTCCCCTCATTATAGGTGCTTTCATCATTTGACAACCAAAGGAATGTGCACCATGTATCCCAGTTTGTCCAACCGTTGTATGTTTCATCTGTTGACATAATGCTCCTTTACTCTGTAGCTATAGGTGTTACTTGTGCATTACACTTAAGGCTATATGCGGCACGTGCGGCCACCTCGGTGACAGTATAGCCCAGTTGAGTAATGCCATACTTTGGGGCAAGATTCTGCAGCCAATTCTTGGCCCAGGCTATAACAAAGTCCTTTTGTGCCGCCGGTCGATCAATGAGGAACTGCCACTTGTGGCGGTTCGACTTCCTATAGTATGCTGTTATTACACGCATGTTACATGCCCCTTCGACTGTAGGGAACACCCTCCGTAATACGGCGGTGCATTCCCTCCTTAAACTGTTTAAGGATAGCTGCGCCGGTGCAAGAATACCAGCAGGTTAAACCGCTAGGGAAGGTTTGCTCTGGGTGTGCTTTGGCATATTTTACACCGGCGATATACTTTTGCAGCGACACCTTGCGACCTTCTGACAAGGTGACATAACGACTTGACATAATACTCCTTTATTTTTGGGCACTCGGTAGCTTTGCCATGGAGGGTACCAGCCCATCCATGACTGCGATAGCGCTTATATTCTCGGCACTTTGGGCACTATTCTTCTCCATCCAATACCTGCAACAGTTTTGTGCCGCAAGTATGGCACCGTCCACAATGTCTTATATGCTTGCCACTAGAATCAAGCATAATGGTACTCCCTTGTATCTGTTGGTGGCCCTATGTGGACCGTTACCCAAGTCTCCACTAAGAATGTATCTTCGCAGTCGTCATACTTTTGCCGTTTGAGAAAAGCCCAGCCGATAGGACGGGCAATAGCGCCTTCGTCAATATAGACTTTGCCGATACACCGTCCGTATTCGCCCAAAAAGGACGCATAGACTTCACCTAGAGTATAGCAGTTACTCTTGAAAGGATCATCACCCCCATAACGATACCCTTCTGTTCTGTTGACATAATCTACTTGAACCCATAGTGCCGCATCCTGCCCTTCCATTGTACCTTCTCCTTTATATTGACATAATCTCCACATGCTTGGCTATAATTCCCATTATAGCCAAGGTCTGAAGACTATGACTGCTTAAACTTCTCAAACATATCAAGTTGGCCCTCAAGAAACGCAGCTATTTCACGCGCGGATACTCTGTACCATCTAGGCCAGTAAAAGTCTTCAGCTCCGTGCTCACTGGCAATTTCTCGCAAAGCATAGCCGCCATAACAAGAGACGAAGTCTAAGTTAATATGGCCCACCGCGTAAGATTCTGAAGGGCGGCCTAGTGCCTCGTTCAGATTGGCCGTCAACTTTCGCAGATATGCTCTCGTGATTCTCATGATACCTTCTCCCCTCTGTATTTGTATGCTTAACTCTGATTATAGACTACCATAGAATAGCGATTAGCACATCGGCATTTTGGCCTATTCTGGTCTAGGCATTTTGGCCTATATCCTACTAGGCATATATACTTAGACTTCTGGATAATTATGTAAAGCCCCGACTTGGCTTTTTCTTTTTTTTTTTTTTTTGCAAAACTATCAAAAATGGGGCAAAACTATCAAAACTGGGGAGGCTACAGAGACGGGCAAGGACCGGCAAAAGTGTAGGTTATTGTATTATTTTGCGGACTACCTTCGCAGTATATGTTATCGTACTGTGAGACGTTATGTCAAGACGTTTTTCGCATAGTAAAACAGCGACAAACTGGTGGACAGGCGATATAATAAGGTAAAACGGGCTAGGTGTAATTTTATTTCATTATTTGATTATTTTATTTCTAGAATATAGAAACGAGCGAAACTGGAGTTTGGCGGATTTTTGCTCCTTCGCCAATAATCGGTCAAGTTGGGCACATACGCGCTGGGATGTGCTCTATATTCTAAGAATAAAATAATAAAATAATCAAATATATTTATATATACAAGGTTCCTTTCTTGTCTTCGTGCCTTCGTTTGCTGTTTTCTCGACGATAAAAACAGCCCGATATTTGATTATTTGATTTTCTTGCAATTGTTGACTATGTTCGTCAACAATACAAAGACTATATACATAAAATGCTATTCTTGAGTAACCTTGTCAACATTTGAAAAAAAATCAAATAATCACTTTGAACCCTATCTATACTTGTCATGACTATTCCATTGTTGTTGACTGCCAGCTATAACAAGGCTATTGCAGTTTATTGAACAAATAATTGTAACAATCGAAAAGTCGTTACAAAGCGGGCAGTTTACTTGACTACAACCGCCCGCTTATGCTTTGATTGTGGTATACTTTGACTAGAATGCTAGTGGCACACGTTGATAAACTGACGTTACTTGAGGCACGTATCGCCGACATCCCCAAACTTCAAGGTATTCACCTTCCCCGACTTTGACAAATAAACTGCCGAAAGTGTCAAAGTCCTCAGACTTGACATAATTCTTCATAATATAGTCTATTTCTTGTGAATCCGTGACAAGAGCATACTCTGGCCCAAAGGTTGACGCTTTACGACTTGACATAATTACTCCCTTTTGATACGTGCTATCCCTAGCGCGTCAAGTGAAGCATCACAAGACGCGCCGAGAAGGTGCTTCTCCGCTTGACGTAACGACTCATAAGCTTGCCCTAGATCGCGCTCTATGCTGGGATATGCGGTCATTATGGTACAGAGTGTCACTTCGAAGTCTTGGACAGCATCCAGCATGGCATATAATTTATGGTTTACGTCGGACAATATGGGATTGTAAGGTATGCGGCTGTTAACTCCACGCGCCCAACGCAAAGCTTCCTCGGTTGACATAATGCTCCCTTATATTATGGTAAGATAGCCTGTTTCCTCTAGTGTAGCCTTATCCTCTTCTGATAGCTCAACATCCTCTGTAACAGGCTCAACAATGATGGCATAGTTTGGCCCACCGTAGCCCTCTTTGGGTTCCAAGTCCAGCCTACCGTCACGTCTTATATGCCCACTAGCAGTGTAGCCATTGCGTTGTCGGTCGATGTCGAACGTTTGTTCTAGTATATCTTGCTTATCCCATATCGCAAGATACTCTGCTTCACTTTTCGTTTTGCACAGTATAGACGAGTGTGGCATATATCCAGGCATCGACGTATGGCACACCCAAAGTCTCCGAGTTGACATAATGCTCCTTTACGGTTTATGTTTGTACCCTGGCCTAGCATGGTAAACTTTGGGACACGCTTACCATGCTAGGCCAAAGGCGTAACTTGACATAACTATATGTGCTTGCTGTCTGTCTGTTCGAGATACGGCTCTAGTAACTCTAGCACGCCGAAGAGTATTCTATGAAGGGCTCGTATTGCGTCAATGTCGGCAGGCTCCACGTCAGCCAGTTCCAATTCATGACGCGCCTTGTGAATAGCATAGCGTGCAGCAATTAGATGTTTTTCCTGTACTAACACGATTCTCCTTCTACAGTATGACTATAACACGTCAAGTAGGTTGTTAATTGCCCATATCCGTATAGCTGCTTCAATTTTGTCGGCTCCCGTTGTAGCAAAGTCATACTCGAATGAATAGCGCTCCAAAGCGTCATATAGGACAATGCGCAAGGCCACTATCGTATGCCCAGCATATATTGTTGACATAATGCTCCCTTCGTGTTACGCTTCTTGTGCTAATTCCTCTTATGCCCAGCAAGGTTTATCTTTGCGCAAACGTGCACACTCTGCGTTAATCATTGCACCCATCGCCACATCAATGTCAACAAGCATTGCTTGCCATCTTTGCATAACAAGCGCTTCCGGTCCAGCATATTCACGTATGCTCCCCTGCAATTCCTGCTCCGCGTCTTGTAGTTTGCCCTGCGCACGTTGTAGGTAGTATAATTGCCCCGCCTTCATGATTCTCCTCCCGTTATGTCAAATAAGGTTTGTGTCCCAATTATGTCAACGTGCTAGGTCCGCACGATTGTTTGTTATTGCCTATGGCGACATCAGCATAGCACACGTTGTGTGTTTTCGTATCGGCCAAATGGCGTATTTGTGTCTAGGCAGTTTGGCCTATCCCTATCTAGGCATAATGGCCTATGACATTTGTTCTATTTACATAATGCTTCGCTTTGCAACTGGCTGCAATATAATGATATAGGCTAGCTGTAATTGTCTCGCAGGCTAGAAAACTGCAAAGTAAAGAAAGAAATAGTGGGTGGGCTCTGTAGATGATGTGGCCTTCCTATTTTAAACTCGCCCTACTTTTTGGTCGCATACATTTTTAGTAACGGTTTCGCCCACTGAGCCGAGTTTGCTACGGTTTACTGGAGCGCAAAAGGCCAACCTTGCGTTCTCTGAACAGATGTGCTATACTGAGGGTATGGAAATAGAAGTACTCGATGCCATAGATACAAAAGCGCTTCCCAGCGTTCTTGCTCAGCATGAGCTAGAGATTCGCGAGATGCTTTGCTCCGGTTGGACCCCAATTAGGGTACATCGTTTCCTCAAAGCGGTGCGCTCGGTTGAGGTGCCTCTACAGGACATCAGTGATTACCTCGGTAGCATCCCCAAGGCCGAACTTCTCGACTTTACAGCGCTACAGAAACGCTACAACCAGATCAACATCCAGGTAGATGCTATGGGTGAACTAGCCCGCTTACTTCGACTAACGTCCGACAGGCTAGGTGCTGCTTTGATGATAGAGGAGGCCAGCGGAACACGTCTGGCCTACGTAGATACCGTTACGGCAAGCTATTGGAAGATGCTGAGTGAGTATGTAGAGATACAGCAGTCAATAGGTGAGCTTCCTTCTACGAAGGGTAGCAACCCCCCTGTGCAACCTGGGGCTGCCGCTCAACTGCTTGGAGGGAAGCCTTTGCCTTCTTTGCGTTCTTTGTTGCTTGAGGTTAAGTATGGACCTGACAACCAAAGACCTCCAACTAATCCGAGAGGCTCTACTACGTAACTTCTCCCTAACGGATCTGGAAAAGTCGGGGCGCTTAGACGATCCCCCTACTCAGGAGTTATGGAAACAGTTGGCAGAGATCGACCTTGAGTTCTTTGCTGGCTTCTACTTGCCCAATCACTTCGATTGCGCCCCCGCCCCTTTGCACAAAGAGACCTACCGAACTATGGAGCAGGCAATTAGTTCACCAGGCAAGATAAACAATGCCTTAGTATGGCCTAGAGGCTTTGGAAAGACTACTACTACAACGTTAGCGCTCCCCCTCTGGTGTATTTGCTTCAGAAAGCGCCGGTTTATCCCCATTATATCCGACTCACATACGCAGGCCAAGCAACAGTTGGCCACCATCAAAGACGAGATAGAACATAATGATCGTATCAAAGAGGATTTTGGAGAGCTTCAAGGGGCGAAGTGGCAAGAGGACGATATTACCACAGCTAACAGGGTGAAATTGATAGCCCTGGGTGCGCGTATGAAGATTCGAGGGCGCAAGTTTCTGCAGTACCGCCCCGACTTGATCATTGTAGACGACTCCGAGAACCTGGAAGGGGTACAATCCGCTACCAGAAGAGAAGCCCACCGCAAATGGTTCTGGCGCTCAGTTATGAACGCCGGTTGGTCTGATACCAAAGTGTTTGTAGTGGGCAACTTTTTGCACTTCGATTGCTTGCTACAACATTTGGTAGACAACCCTATGTTCCACTCACGTGTGTATCAGGCAGTACCAGCTTGGGCAGAGCGTGAGGACTTGTGGGAGCATTGGCGTGGGTTAGTTACTAACCTGACAGACAAAAACAAGGAGAAGACTGCCTATGCCTACTTCTTGGCCCATAAAGAGGAGATGCTCAAAGGCGCGGTCTCCGCCTGGCCGGAGGCATTTAGTTACTACGACTTAATGCTCACGCGGGTAGCTGGGGGTGAAGCGGCATTTGCTACTGAGCTACAAAACGAGCCTGTAGACCCCAAGAGTAGGTTGTTCAAAAAGTGGGAGACTTTCCGCATGGAATACCGGTCAGCTTCCGCTGGCCTGGCGGAGGGAATCTGGCTAATACCCTCGAATGGGCAGGTGGCAGTGCCACTTAGCGCTTGCACAATTTTCGGCTTCACAGACCCTAGCATGGGCGGCTCAGTACAGTCAGATTACTCGGCTATTACACTAATTGCCAAGGCACCTACTAGGCAGATGTTTGCAATTGTTTCTGACATCGAACGCAGACCACCAGATCGCCTGATCAATGCGCAGAATAAATGGGCCAAAGAGTATCCCATTGCCCGCTGGCGGATTGAGAAGAATGCTTTCCAGGCGCTTTTTGCTACAGAGTCCGCCCGCCGGTCGATGGAAGAGGGCGTTTACCTGCCTGTAGAGCCCTACAACCAGCTTTCTAACAAGCAAATGCGGATCAATTCTCTACAGCCCGATTTGGAGAACGGCTACTTGATGATCCTGGAGAATGGCCAGTCATTGCTCAAGAAAGAGCTTAGAGAGTGGCCCATGGGAGCCTATGATGATGGCCTGGATTCCCTGGAAGGCTGCCGAACGCTTGCTAAGAGCTTTGAATCACAGATCTCGACGGAACTAATCCAGGCTAAAGCACATGAGTTTGCGCCCAATCAGGCACCTGGAGCAGATATACGCATTCCACTAGGTACAGATCCTTTTGCCAAGTATGATAAGATGGCCGATAAGACAATTTATGACTTGCAAGTAGCTGCTGCCAGGAAACAGGCAACAGCAGAAGGGAGGGACCCAGATGTAGCACAGGAGGAAATACCTGTACCGGTAGAGATATTTGTTCCGATGATGTTCGCATAAAGGGAGGGGGACCCCTATGAAACACGATCCGATACCGATTATTATTCCGACATTCAATGCTGTACACCATCTCAAGCGATGTATTTCTACTCTGACACA